GTAACCGTCTTTCTCTAATTCAATTTTCAATTTTCTAGATAATTTTTGAAGTCCTAAAGATGAATTTTGATAAAGCATAATACCCACCCCGTCAGTCGGGTATTGTTTCCACCAAGACGGATAGGCGTTAATTGTGTCGGCAATATGTTGTTGGTCGCTTTCTGCGGTAGCAAAATCCCCATTTTCAAAAACCAAATCATTATCTTTTATATCAAAATCTTTTCTAACTTCCATATCAAATGCCGTGTTTAATAGTTGTGTTCTCTATTTCTGTCTGTGTCGTTTCAACTATTGACATAACTCCCGTAAGCGGTGGCGATACCGTTGCGCCCCAAATAACTATACTATTTATCGCTTGTTCGATGGTGTTTAACTTTTGCGTTAACTCGATAACTTTAACTATTCCACCGAACTCATCCCCGTTTAACATATAACTTACTATATCTGAGTACTGAATCACAAACGGCAAAGTATATTTGGAAAAAATAACATAAACCGTTGCATCAACTTTTGGCTCAATAAGTAACCCGTCTCCAACTCCAGCCTGTAACTTAGCTGTGAATTTTACCGAAGCGTTGCCTGTTGTTGTAACTACTTCACAAATTCTATTATCTAAATCAACAGATACTACATTACATTGCATTAACCTAACCTCGTCTTTATTGCGAGTTCCTGCTATTGTTTGTATTGCTTCTATTAATTTATAATCAGACATTTATCTTATAATCTAGTTCAATAGTTTGTCTCCATCCGTCAACTCCGCCCTCGTATTCTACACCTTTGACTTTATAAAGTCCGTCTTGTTCGGGTAAAATCTTATTTATTATTTGCACATTATCCCCAAATTGAATGTAAGGTGTACCAAAAGTAGTAAATTTTCCTTTAAAACCTGTATAGTAATACTTTTTTAAATTTTCGGTTGCTAACGCTACTAATTCGCTTTCGCTTTTCGCTTCGGGATAGGTAAACGTTCGACGCTCCCCATCTGTATTCGGATCGGCTTTGTCTCCCTCTTTTACGGATTTGTGTTGTACTTTCCCCGTTCTGTCAATCCAAACTAAAACCTCTAATCGTTTTGAGCGTGTTTTCTCTTTACCTTGTTTTGTCGTTCCTGTTACTTCGGTAATATGATTTGATGCGACAGCCGATAAAACAATATCCTCTTTTCGTTTGTATGATAATTGGCTCGATATTATGTTTTCTTGAAACTCAAATATTTTAGTAACCGCTTCCTGCTCAATGTAAACCAAACGCCCCAATCTTAACTCGTTACCTCTGAAATAAGAAAATATATGTGTGTCTTTTTTTAGTTTAGCTAAAAAAGTGGCGATGGTTTCATTCTCAGCCGTAAGTAATGCGTGTTCATACGTTACCCGTGTTTCGCTAGAACTGTTTACCCTTAGATTTGTTCCAAACTTGCTATTTGTTACTTTCAACGCTTCGGACAATATGCTTTCAAATGTTTCTGTACTTTTAAACGCCCTATTTGTCATCGGGGTTTGTTTTAACAAATACATTGAATCCTCAAACATTAATTCAATCGGCATACCTGCGCCCACTTGCGTAATATATCCGTCAATTATTGTAACTTTTTCTGTTTGAAATTCAATTAAATTATTGTCCCAGTATGTGTACCAACTTTCAATTTTTATTTTATCACCTCGCTTAATTAAAGGCTCGGAATTAAAACCGCCAATATTTTTGTTGTTACCAAATAAAGGATAACGTACGCCTGTATTTTCGTTTATTGCATAAATATTCTTTGGCAAAGTAACTTTCCCTTGTGCGCTTAAATCTTCCCAATTATTGCCATATTCCCAAGTTGTAACAAAGTCAAAAAATAAAGATAAACTCCGCCCGTCGCCTTGCTGTGTGATTGTTATATTGGTGTTTGGTCTTAACATTTATTGTCCTGTTATTCTAGCTTCTACAACTTTATCGCTCATTGCATTAATTGAAAAATATTGTGTTGAATATTCGCCCTCTACCTGTGCAAAATTGAAATCCTTAACTACTATGTTAACGATGTCTAAATTTTGAACCCACCAATTCGTAATCGCTAACGGTTGTCCTGCGCTTAATATCTTTTTAAGTTCCGCCGTTGCATCTTTCGGGTTAACTCCATAATCTCCATTTAAACGCCCCGTTATTTGAACTTGAAAATCATCCATCCCAATATACTCCTTAACGGTTCCGTCTCGCCCTTGTATTTCGGTTATAACAATCTTTTTGCTTTGATTAACTTGTATTAAACAATCGTCAATTTTAAAATCGCTCCATTTGTATAACTCGTTTCCGTTTTGATCTAAAACACGCCCCGAATTAAACAACAAACTAGAATAAACAACCGTACCTAATGATGAAACTCCCGTTGGGTTGTCTTGCGCTTTTCCTTGTGGCACCTGATAAGGACTTTGAGACGCGTCGTGTATTTTTACATTTGTAAGCCCCGCAAATTGAATAAGGTTTTTAATACCTGTTGATATTACTTTGTTTAATATCAAAGGATTGTTAATTATCGCAGGAACTCTAAATTTTTCTGAAACCATTTTATTGACTTGCTAATGTTTGACTGTCATTTACTGCTGCCGTTAACGCTTGTGTAACTTTATCGTGAATCGCTTTTGCGCTTTCTTGAATGTTAGTTGTGTTTATTTTAAAATCGTGGATTAACGAGCCAATAGTTACGTTAATATTTATAGGTTGATTGCCTTTAACTCCGCTTGTTCCTTTTGCCTTTGCCGTGGTTGTGGATGCACCATTTTTAGTAAATCCTTTTAAACCTGCAAGAGTTTTATCCGCTTGTTCTTTTGTAATGTCAACTCCTATATGTTTACCTATGGTTTCTTTAAATTTGTTTATTTTTTCGTTATATTCTTTAAGGGTTTTTATAGTTCCCGTTTCAACCATTTCATTAATTCTGGCAACATCCTTAATTGCCATATTATTGTAATCTTCCTTGTGAAAATCTTTAATCCCCGCATTATACCCGTTTTTAGTGGCTTCGGCTAATCTTTTCCCCGATTCATACATTACAGTAGTTGCTTTGTTAAATCCCTCTGCAATGGTTGCAGGATTAAGCGTAAGAACACCCGCTATTATTTCCCCAAATGCCTTAAACATATCAACCCAAATCCCAACAGCTGTTTTTATAACCGCCCAAACTGCAAAAATAACCCCTCTAAATTCCTCGCATCTTTGCCACGCTTCATAAAAAACTCCTACTATTATTGTAAGTCCCGCTATTACAGCTCCGATAGGATTAGCATCCATTGCTACATTTAACGCCCATTGCGCAGCGGTAAGAACACCCATTCCCTCAGCTCGTGCCATTTCCCACCCTAATAATATTTCACTTGCTGTTATTTGTAACCCTTTTAAAAGCAAAGAACTTTTTTCAACAACCATCATCCCTAATAATATGCTTTTATATGTTAAATAAGCACCGCCTATGGCTAGTAATTCTGTCTTATATTCTTGAATAAACTCCCCCGTCGATTTAAACACACCAGCAACAGATTCTAATGCAGGTACAAAAAATTCTAAAGTTTCTACGGCAAATTTTCCCATCGACATCTGTAAAGAACCCATCATTTTTTTAAATTTAGCTATCGGGTCTGCATCATAAGCCGCTTTTGCGCTACCGCCAAACTCGGTATTTAACTCGGATAAAATCATCCCTTGCGCTTTAGCAGCTTGTCCGCTTTCAACTAATTTTTTAATGGTTTCAACTTGTGTAGAGTTGAAATTTACCCCAACTCTACGAAGTGCGGTAATACCTCTAATCGGGTCTTGTAACGCTTTCCCTAATTGTATTGCGCTGGATTTTGTATCTTGCCCCAAACGGGTTGACATATCTAAAATGGTCTGCGTAGCTTGTGGAAATTTGTCTTTTACGATTGCAGGAAACGTTAACATTAACGACTGCAATTCCGTTATATCCGAACGTGAATAATTAACGCTTTTACTTGTTTGCGTTGCCATTTCGTCTAGTTCTCTTGCGCTTATTCCCGCTGCAAAACCCGTACTTTCCAATCCTGCTTTTACTTGCGCTTGTGCTTGGTGTAGTTTGTGAAATTTCTCTACGCCATCACTAATAAAGTCTAGTCCTTTAAATACAGCAAAACCCACTCCGACAGTTCCTAAAATGTTTTTTATACCTCCTAAAGTTGACTCAAGACCTTTTGCTTGAACATCCATTCCTTTAAGTTTACCACTTAATAAGTCTTGTGCCGTTACCGTATATCTAACATTGTTATCCATTTTTGTACTGTCCTGTTTGTTCTAGTGAGTATTGTAGTTGTCCCCACGTTTTTGCAAAATCATCATCGCTTAAATTATCAACATCGAGCGTAAAATGTGAAAAGTAGCGAAGTAACGCAATCATTCTCGTTTCCTCGCTACTTTGTTCATTTATAGTATAATCCTCTATTTTTTTTTAAACGTGTTCACAGCCATTTCAACTGTTTTAAATGCCTCCATTACACCACCTAAGTAGTATTTATCCTCTTTTAAAAATAACGGATTACTATCGTCGGCTAAAAATATAGAATCAAACAATTCACTTGAAGCGGTTACTGGCGAAGTCATAGCCTTATCCATAACACGAAGTTTAACAACTCGGCTAGGCTCTTTAATATAACCTACTATATCTGTGTCGTTTTCTTCATCGTGAAATACAATAGGCAATACTTTACAACCTAATTTTGCGCTAAGTTCATCCGCTTTTAATTGTACTTCTTCCATTATCTTAAAATTTTACCGATTACTAAAGGCAAATCAACAATCAATTTTGTATCGTCTTGCGAAGCATCTAAACTATCTTCCATAAACTCGCACAATTTCAAAGTATCAACCGTTAAGAACGTTCCTAAGCCACTTTCATACAATACCTGTATATCAAACGGTGGAATAGATAAAAGGTCGTTATTCGGTGCTTGTGAGATTATACGCTTTAATTCGTCTTGGTAAATACTAATACTTCCCTCATACTCTTTATTTCCGTAACCTCTACTAACAGGCTCGTAACCCGCACCGTATTGATTTTCTTTTTTTTGCTTTGTCTTATATGAAATTTTTACAATTCCAACAACAGGAACACCAAACAAAATTAGTTTGATATTTCCCCAAGAGTAATTAACTCCGTTTATAAGTGGTGTCATAATTATAGGCTTGTTTTATATCCAATGTTTACGACAATGTTTCTTGCCACTCCTACTGGAACGATGTTAATAGTTATTACTACTTCATTTGTAGCTAGTACATTTTGAGTTGGGTCTATTGTAACGCTAACTGCCGATACTTCCGAGTTTCTTACCATATCGTCGGTTATAACCGTTGCTTTGCCCTCTAACGATACAACTGTTTCGTTGGCTAATGTTCCGTTTGCGTTTAATAACAAAGGACTGTTTAAGCTAGGCAATAACGCTTGGTCTACCCCTCTAATCGCTTTATCAATTACTCGGTTATCGTTGATGTATGCGTAATCGCTAGATTGACTAATAGCACAATGGTTATCATTGAAATAAGATCCCGCTAAGTTTGGGAATTTTCTCAAAAAGATATAGCGTTTTAAATTTGTCGCATCAAGTAAGGAAGCAGATACGGTTGTTTCTCCCGTTCCAAATCCTATTTTTTCTAACTCCGTGCCGTTTGACATATTAAACTTTCCAACCCACGCAATATCTTCGTTAACCGCACTTACAGAAACTGCTCCAAGTGTTGCACCTAGACACGTTACTGATTTGTTGCGAGAACTAAATATTTCAAATCCTAAACCTCCAGCATCTTGTCCTATAATAACGCTCACTTTGTTACCAGTAAAAGATTGTAAATCGTCAAGGTTTCCAATACTTCCGTAATCTGTTAACTCCTCAGCTAACAAAACAGATAAAGGTTTCTTTTCTGCGTCTAAAATATCGCAAATACTTTGAATTGCCGTTACATTTGAAGAATTATAAATCGCATCCGTAAATACTCCCATTTGTCTAACGTTTCCATTTGCAAACTCTTGAATGGTTTGTATTGCTGTAAACAATTCAATGTCCGAGGTAGGATAAAACCCTAAATACAAATCGCCTTTAGGTTGTATTCTAAAATACTCACTAATATGGTAATGCCATAAAGATTGAATAGAATCTACACCCCCGCTTATGGTACCATCCATTGAACCCGCAATATCTCCTGTTTTTACAGCTGTAAAGTTTTTACCGTTTGGATAAAGACCTAACCCTTTGCGAACTGTTATAAGAATATCCCCACCACTTGAAATACAACTATATCCTGTTGTAATTGTTCTTGCATTTATCGCTGCTGCTAGTGCTGTCGCTACTGCTGTAACGTTACTATCAGTTGATACTTTTACATATGAACCTAAAACTATATCAGTTCCGTTTGGTTCTGTAAATTTTAAAGTAATTTTATCCCCGTTTGCACCTGCGTTAGTGATAAGAAAATCTCCGATTGCTCTAGTTTCGTCGTTATAATCCGCTTTAATCCCTAAATCTTCCGCTTGTGATACTGAAAAAATTTCTTTAATTCTATGTGTAGAATTAAATCCACCAGGTAAGGTGTCGGAATAAAACAAAAGCGAGGAAATAAAATCCTTACCCGCTAATGGTCTACCTAACCCGCCTTGTCCTTTTATAAATGTTACGTTATTTAGTGCCATCTGTCGCGTTTGTTGTTTCTTTAGTTGATTTTGAAACCTTTTCTTTTCCGATTATATTCTCTCTTGACACCTCTTTTGCATTTGGTGTTTTTGATGTATGCCAATCTCCGTTAGCATCAATCCATAATGAAGTAATACTTGTGTGAGATTTTACAAAATCAATTATTTCTTGTTGATACATAATTTTATGTTTTAAAAAAGGGCGGGATTAACCGCCCCTTTGTTATTGTTATGCTGAGAAGTCAGCTAGAACGAAAGTCGTGTGGATAACAAACTCTTGCGGTTTTGCAATACCTACACCCATTTTCATAATGGTTTTGTAAAAGTATTTTGTAGAGTTGTTTTGTAACAAGTTCATTTCAAATGTCAAGTTATCTAAATCGGTAACTGCTAATTGCATATTTGATGTAACGTCAGTTGTAAACTCTCCAAAGTAAAATGTATTTTCAGGAACTCCTGCACAAACTACAACTTCATACCCTTTGTAACGGTTTAAACCTCTCTCAGTGGTATCGTTGTTTTTGTAAGTAGTAGCCGTTAACGCATCTTCATATTTTTGAGCATCCAAAACAGAAACTACATACTTCAATCGTTTGTAACGGTCTGTTTTAGCCAATAACGCAATACCTGCTTGTGTAGTAGATAGTTTGTTTTTAGCCGCTTCCATTTTAGCGATAATGTTTGCAGAAGTGATAGCACTAGGCGAAGCAACTTGCAAAGCTGGAGTAGTAGCGTTTAATGCTTGTTTGATGATACCATCAAAATAAATTAATTGCTCATTTGCACCACCCGCAACGTTGATAGTTCCGTCTGAATTAAATGTACTAGGTTTTGCACTTCCTGTTGAACCTGTATCGTAAGAAGTTGATCCTAAGTGAATCATTTTTTCAATCGGCACGAACGTTTTAGATGTGTAGTAAGTTGTCAAGTAATTTTGAAAAGTTACAGGCAACGCTCTTTTTAAAAGCATATCCGCTAACTCAGTAACGTGCCAATGATTTTCAAAAATTGCGGGTTCAAATTCTTCATATCCCATAAATTTACCTAAAGTAACATTTCTATTACTTAAAGTCGTTGTACCTCTCGATACTGGAATAGATCCGAACGCTTGTAATCTTGTGTCTGCGTTAAGGTTTGGAAATGAATACTGGTCGTTTTTCACACCTGTTGCAACGTACATAAGTCCTGCGTTTACGGTGTCAAGTCCAATAACTGCCTCAGTAATGAAAAAATCCTTTTCAAACTGGGTATAATTCGTTGTTGATAATACTAAAGACATATCTTAGTTTTGGTTTTGGTTAGTTACTTCTTTTAATCTTGTGTACATAAGACTATTAACGGGTGATTGTTGCCCCTCATCGTCTGTTTTTGGAAATTGATTTGCTACTTTATTTACTGGCAATTTTTCCAATAAATCTTTAGTTCCATCAAAGTCGTTTTTTGCTAATTCAACAAATTTGTTGATAACATTTTCATCGTTTGCAATTTTTCCAAGTGTTGCAAATCCTTTTACCATATTGGTACAATTAACAACTAGCGCACCGTTTAAATCTTCGTTAGCTTTTGCTAATTCAGTTTCTTTAGTTTCTAGTTGATTTTTTAAAGCGTCAATTTCGGTTTGTAAAGCCGTTTTTTCGTTTGTCGCTTTGTTCTCGATTGCTTGGATAGCTGTTAAAATGCTTTCTTCGTTGGCATCTTCTACTAATCCAAGTCTGTTAGTTACTTTTAACATACTCGTTTTTTTTATTGTTTTTGGTTGTATTAATTTATTTGTAATTAAACTCGCTTCTTTTAAAAAATTATCCACGTTAGCCGTTGACATTCTTTTTTTATTTACGTTTGCTACCTTTTCAATATCGGTGCAAAATCCCTTTTCTAAACATTGCTCAGCATTTAACCAAGTTGTCTCAATCATTAACTGCGCAACTTGTTCCTGTGATAAGTCAGATTTAGCACTTAATAGATTTGCGATTGAATCCTCAAATGATTGTTTTGCTTTCTCGTCACTTGTTCCACTTGTTGGGTGAGTCATAAACTGCGCAAAATCCATCATTATACGGTTACGACCACACATAAATATTGCTCCCGCTATACTGGCGCAAAGTCCCACATTATACGTGTCAACAGGCGTTTTTGTTTTTAATATCGCTGCACCTATATTATATCCATCCATTACGCTACCGCCAACAGAATTAATCCAAACTTGAATCCGTTTTTTTCCTAATGTATCTAAATACAATAACTCTTTTTGAAACATCGCTCCGTCAATCCCCATTCCATCCTCGCTATCGAATCCGATATGAGAATTTATAAGCATAATTGGCTCGTCAACTGTTTGGTCAATACAATACATAATACAAAAGTAATATAAGGTTAAAATATTATTTAAAAGTGTGCCACCTATTTATTAGGGGTTTCTTTATTCAAATAACTAGACAAAGCTTCGCTTACAATACTGCTCACGCTTCGCCCTTGTTTATTGGCTAAATTTTGAACTTTATTATATGTTCCCTCTTTTGGGAAAGCGACTATTCGTCTAGGGTGTGTTGCCATTGTTATACTTTTTGAATGAATAATGTAACTATGTAAGGTTGCATATTTTTACCGATACCATCCTCGGTAGGTGCATCCGTTCCCGTGTTTGAAATACCTTTTTTCTTGGTGTATTTGTAAACATTACTGCCCCCGCTAGTTAAACCTTGTCCTGTATATAATGTTGTGCTAGGATCTCCAATAGTATCGTAAGAACCTGCTTCGTGAGAGTGAGCCATCAACACACTATTAGCACTACCGCCCGTTGCTCCTATTGTTGGATAATTTGTAACGTGATAACCTATTGCAACTTTACCGCCCCTGTCTTTTGTTCCGTTTGAACCGTTGCAAATCGCCCATCCTTTACGCTCGTTTTTACCTAATCCGCTTGAATCAAAGTTATCCGCTAAATAAGTAGGACTTAATGTCAAATTAAAATCAACCTCTTTAACATCATATCTCAACCACGCCCCACCTAAAACAAAATCTTTAAACTCAGGTAAACCCGAACTTGTTGTTGTGGCTTCAACAACTATTTTTCTAATGTTATGAACGTTTCTACTAATTCCGTCGGTAAATTGTACGGGGTCTGCGTTGGTTGTGTATTGCGTTGTTTCAATACGAGCATAAGCCTTATTTAATCCGCTTAATGTGAAACTAGCACCATCAAAGGCGTAAATCTCTCCGTTTATAAATAACGTTCCTGCGCTAATGTTGTGTGCTGGTAATGTTGCGCTATTGACGCACCCCGATAAAATGTAAATTGTATCTGCTACTGGATTATAGCCCAATAAAGACGTTACAATTTGTGATGCCGTTTCCTTATGTGCATCTTGTATAAAATCCAATGTACCTGACTTTACAGGAAATTGATTTGATGCCGTTATTGGCGTTGTGTCTAATCTTTTCATTTGTTAATATGTTACAATGTTGTATAATAATCCTGCGTTAATGTATTTATCGGCAAAGTTTCTCACTATCGATTCCCTAGCGTCTGCCGTTGTCGCCAATGCGTCGTAAACTGCAACAGGAATATGTATCGTTAGGTTATATTGCGCTGTAAAGGTGTAGGCGTTACCCACTAGCTCGGTGCTTCTTAAAGTACTTACTTTTGAACTAGATAATTCATTTTGTCCTACTCGAAAAATATCGTTTAATATTGTGTTGGTTGTAATGTAAATATCGCTTACTGCTGTGGGTTGTCTAAATGTAGTTTCAAACCAAGTATTAAGGGCGTACTCTAATATTAGCTTTTCCCCGCGTATTGAAAGCCTAAAATCTGTTCCTAAATAGTTGTCGCTTACAAGTACCCAATTATCACTAAAACTAGGCTCGTCGGTGTTTCTTGAAACAGACGATATAAATACGGATTTGCCGTATCTTACAAGGGCGTTGCGTGAGTACGTTCCTGCGCTCCACGCTGTAATAGCAAATTGCGCATTTTTATACGTTGAAAATAAATTAGTATGTAATTGTGCCGTGTTACCTACCAATCCGTCGTTAAACGCTATTATATTAGGTTCTCGTTTATCGGGAACTAATAAATCACTAACGGCAATAAAGTAATCTAGAATATACATATTAATTTGCTATAAATACAAGGTTGTTTGCTACTGAATCCTCTAATACTACATAACCTGCTATTGTTGGAAATAAACGGCTTATAACGGTGTTATTTTGAACTAAAAATGTAGCACTTGAAAAAGCCGTTCCGTTATCTCTAGCTTTTACGTTTTTAATCAAAACATCATTAACCCCAATAACATTTCTAATCGCTATTTCTAAATCGGATATTTTCAACTGTCCGTTAAAAGGTAAAGACGATAAAAATAAGTTGATAGCATTGTTTACCGTTCCTTGTATTACCGTTGAATACTGCCCGTCATAATAAACCTCTGCATCAATATAAATACGGTCTGCGTCTAGCGATTGACAAACATAATTTATCCCCGCAATACCGATTGTATTAACGTAAGATTGTAGGCTAACAAGTTCGGGACTACTAAGGGCAACGGGCGGATCTGCTTTGGCGGTTTTTATAATAACTTGATTTGTAATTGTCGTTACAACCGAACATCTAGTTATTATTTTTAAACTTTCATCTATTACTGGATATGCGGGGGCAAAGTCAACTAATTGCACCACTTGCGGAGTGCCTGATGAGTATTGAAAATCAAAAACTCGTTTAGTTATCCAAGATGTTGTAGCGGGAATAGCTTTTGATATTTTAATTTCGTTTTCTGCCTTGAATACATCGATAATCTGCTCTAGCAATAATATCGCACTAGCTTGAACAAAGGCAAACAGACGCCAAATAGAACGCCTTGACGTACTTGTTAGCGTTGTTGCTAATTCGGGTTGCGCTTGTATATCCGCTTCAATCGATGATTGTATTTGTTCTAATTTTCTAGCCATTATGTGCGTGTTATAGTTAAGTCAATCGGTGGTGTTGTAAATAATTGCTCCAATACTGCTGTCGGATCAATCCAATGAGTTTTATATGTTATTTTATAATGATATACGTTGCTGTGTTCAAAGTCTTGACTTTCATTTATCTTTTTAAATAACGACCCTGTTGTAGGTTTAAAATGCGACAAAGATTTTATAACGTAATCTCTTAAATCAAAGATTGAATTATTATTTTCAGGGTAAAAATCTTGACCGATATGTATTACAACCTCAATATCGCTACCTTGATAACTCCCGCCAATATCTTGGGTGTTACCTGCTTGAATTTCAACAAATGCCGACGGGAAAGTAAATAAATTAATACTGCCGTCTTGAATATATTGAAATTGATTATTCCAAATTGCAACCGTTTCTAATTGCGTTATTGCTGTTAATTGGTCTAGTATTTCCTGTATTAAATCCCCCATATCTTATTCAATCTGCGACTAATCGTTAATAATAATTTTCTATTTAATTCAGGAGTAGTGCCTACAAATTGACGTTTTGGCATTCTGTCCGTTCCATCGTTGTTATATCCTGCGTAAGGATTAGACACTATTAACGTGTAACTTTTATTACTGTTTTTTATTCCTGTTGATACCGAGTTACTTACATCTCTTCTCAATCTTCCCGATTTTACAAGTAAGTTACGACCTGAATCTTTATTATTTTTTCTAGGCTTCCAATTATTACCGCTAAAAGACTGAGTTTTAAAATTATTCATAAATTCATTTTTAGCCGTGTTCGCCATATCCAACGAAATATCAATATTTTGCATATTTCTTATAACACTACTAAAATTAAATTTACTCGCCATCTTCGATTAATTTATTAACTGATTTCTGTCCGTCTTTGTCTAAATCAAAATAAGGGTGTTTGTCATCAAATATTGCCTTATCTCGGTATGGATTACTATTAAATAACGGTTGTCGT